TCCTCGCCTAAACGGTCGCGCGATTGGTCTTCCTGCGACACCATATCCCCGCGCTCTGACGCATTGATGTCGTCGTCAATCTCAAGCCCCATCTGGCGCAGGCTTGAAATGGTCACGTTCTCCCAGTATTCGAAGAAGTCGCACTTGTCCAGCGTGTAGTCCGGTGTCTGCTGGTGCACCAGGCACCGCTCGGGCGGAAGCACTCGCAGGCACACCTTGCCTTCATTCTCCGTTCTCCGCAGCTTGACCGTATGCAGCATCGGCTCGGGTGGCGCCTGGGGCTGTGGCGGGTATTGAGGCTCCGGCGGCATCGGCGCGCCCTGGGCCTGAGCCTGGGCTGCTGCTTGCTGCCACTGTTGGGCCATCTGCTGCGTGCCCAGTTGCCACTGTTGAACAGCCATGGCATAGGCTTGGGCCATTTCCTTGGCTGTATCCTCGTCTTGCTCGGCCGAGTGCTCCAGCACCTCGATGTCGTCCGAATCCTGCATCAGCAGAGCGAATGCGTCGTCACTCTGCTTGGCGTAGGTTTCGTACTCGACTTGCTTCGAGTCGTCCCAATACGCCAGGCAGTAGGCATTCTTCGTCACCAACGCATCCCATGCCCAATCGTGGAACGCCTGCGTCCACTGGTTTCTCTGGGTGACAACGTGGTTGACGTACAGGGTTTCCTGCCTGGCTGCTGGCTCATCTTCCTTGCTCACAGCCTTGAACTTCACCACCTCGTCGGTGCCGGCGAAGATTCGAACCAGGCTGGGCAGAATCCACTCGATCGTGTCGAACACGTCCCGGCTGACGACCTGGCTGTTCCCCTCCGGGGCAGGATTGGTGTTCAGCCCGAAGTAGGCATCGAGCGCAGCTGCTCGCTCATCACTGAGATTCCCGCTTCCGCCGGAGTGATCCGACCCGTAGGATTCCGCCTCCGCCGATTCGATAGCGTTCAGCAGGTCTGAATTGCGGTCTTCACGCTTTCCCATTAATCGCTTTCATGCCAGGGGTCGGGCGGCGGCGAACCGGATCGATCAGCATGGCAATATGCTCCGCGTGATCCGCAACTTCAGCCTCTAACGCTTCAACCCGCGCGGCCAATGCGATGAGCGAGGCATCTGCTGCGTCTTGTCGAGAGCGCAGGTCTTTCACCCACGCAAGGAATTGCATACTCATCGACGCCCCGGCATCCCAAGATTGGCGTACACCAATGACTTCGGCTTGTTGCGTTCCGAGACGACGCCCGGGAACAGCTCGGTCAGAGCCCAGATAGCAGCATCGGCCCGGTTCGGGCTCTTCTCGCCTATATAACCAACGGTGCTAAAGGACATCAGTTCCTCTTCCAGTTCCGGATAATAACCGACGTGGCGGACTTTACCAGTTTCGTACAGCGCGCTGATGGGTTCAGCTCGGACTGCCTTGCCCCTTGTGGCGGTCACAGCCTTGTAGGGACTGCGCCGCCCGCCTAGCTCGCGCCTGGCTGCCTGGATCGTAGCCTCGACCATCGCTCCGCCATAGTTGGCCTCACCTACGATGACGTCGGCTGCGTGACGATCGTAGGCAGAGCAGGCAACCCTACCCCACGTAGCTGGGCCTGCCTTCACCGTGCAGTCTTCGAGCAGATAGGCGTTGCCATCGGTCCCGAGCCCTGCAACGACGATCCCGATTGCGTCATTGTCCGCATTGTCAATGTCGCCTGACCCGCTTGGGTCCACAGCAACGACGATCCGCACCATATCCGGCAGCTTGGCATCGAGCACGCGGTACGTGTCGATGTTCTCCTCGCTGAACAACTGATTCGGCGTCGCGTCCGCGAATTCACCGTGCAGGAACCGCTTCTGCTGCCTGGCGGACATCCCCCCGAGGGTCTTGGTTACGTAGTCCGCAGGCAGGTTTGCCTGATTGTCCTCAGGGTTGATCCGCATCCATGCCCGTTCGGCCGGGTTTGACAGCGGGGCGCCGGTTGCCGGGTCTTTGCCGAGCACGAAATACTTGTAGGTCCAATGGCCTTTGTTCGGCGGGTTGCAGTCATACAACATGAGCTGCCTGAGTGTCCTTCCGTTGGCTGGTATCTTGCAGACCTGGGCTAGCCGGGTTCTCACCAGCTCGATACTGCCCCATGGAATCTGGCTGCACTCGTTGGGGAAGATAGTGGCGAACTCCAAACCCAATATCTTCTCTGTCCGCTCTTTGTCGTCCAGCCCACCAAGCCATATCTCACTGCCGGCCAGGTGGAACACGCCATTTTGCTTGTCCTCCCTGTATTGAATCTCGGGGAAGCGCATGCCCAAGACCTTGGGGAGCGTATCCATTCCGATACTCTGCTTGCAGGCGTTGAACCTGTAGCGCAGGATGGCGTGTCGGCTGCATGGGGCTGCGATCGCCCTGGCAACGATGGTCTTGCAGATTAGCGCGGTCTTGCCGCTTCGGCTTCCGCCAGCCAACAGAGTGTGAGTCTGTGGCCCGGCTATCAGGGCCTCGGCTTCAGCCTGCTTTGCTGTGAGTTGCACGGCGCTTACGCATATAGGCAGCCATGTAGCCTGCCGAGTGCCGGTCCATGTGTTAACGCTTTGGACAGTGTGTTAACCACTGTGCCAACAGGCTCAGTCTTTGTGTTAACAAGCTCATCAGGCCGCGCCTTGCGGTACAGACTCACAGCGTTTTCGTTTCACCCGGCGTCAACGTCACTGCAACGCCAACCTTGCCGTCCAGTTCGAGCTTGTCGCCGTACTTCTTGGGCATGAGCTTCGCAGCCCGCCACTGCCTCGACCAGAGCACCACCCTGGCAGCGTCAGGCTTGAGCGTTTCGTCCCTGACCTGCTCCTCTATCTCGGCCATGGATTCGTGGATTGCATCAGCGCGAGTCAGCATCGCGCGCGCGTACTTGGTACGTAATTCTTCATCAGAATCAACAGCTTCCAGGAATCTCTGATGCGAAGACAGCCCTAGATCGCGGCAGATCGAGCGCAGGCTCTCATCGTTTGCGATGCGCTCGCAGATCAGGTCGCGGGTTGCTTGATCGATCATTGGGCTCGCTGTGCTCGGTGCGTTGTTTTGAGTGCACTGCTAGCCACAGGGCTCAGTCAGTCTTTTGTGCACCCTGACCATGCTATTTAGGGTTTACCCTTGCGTCAAGCCTTATTTTGCATTGTGCGGTGCACAAACACGGACGCCCGGGTAGCTAGCCTGGGCGTCGGTGCGTCACTGCTGCAACGGGGGCAACACCTGGGCTGCCTCAAAATCCGGATTCAGTGTCTTGCGCATGGCCCAGATTATGCTTGGTATGACGATTCTTGTCAAGTGTGTGACGTTTTCTGTCACTTTGCGCCTTGGTTTGTCTTAGGGTTTTTCCTTAGCCGACTGGGCTCGGATAGTGGCGGCGGCTTGAATCAATGACTTAGCACTATTTCTCAGACCTGGCACGGGGCTCGCATATGTATTGGCATCCCTAACCCCTACTGGAGAAACGAATGCTAAACCCTATTTCTTTCTACGCGGATTGTGGCATGCGGGCTGCGCAAGCTAGGCACCAACGCGACGAAGCACGCGCCCGTGGAGCCGAAGAACATGCATCGCGAGCACGGTCACTTGAGTTTCTCCAATCCGATAAAAGCGCTGCTGCGCAGGCATTCAATGACGCCTATCGAGCCGAAGCGTCGTCATACGTTCCATTGCGCTGAACCCAGCGACTAGAGCAGCTAGCTCTAGTCGGTGTGCTCCCATTAACTTGAGGTAATCAAAATGTCTCACCCCGCTTCACTGTCGAATGTGCTTTACCGCTATCAGGTCAACTACACCAAGCGCTTCCTGAGCGGCGGATTCTTCGACGATCGGCTGCGCTTTTGCGATTGGCAATCGGCAGATGAATTCGTGACGCTCTGCCAGTCTGGCAAGACGTTCGGCACGGCCGGCTACGGGCCCGCCTACAAAGTTGAAGACCCGCAATTGATCGCGATCTGATCGCTATGCGCCATGCCAATCAAAGATGAAACCATCGACGACGTGCGGGACAGAGCTGCATATGCCGAGGGACGCGCGTTGCAACTCGCCGACCAGGTAAGAGAACTCACGGGAACGCATCCGATTATCGACCGCGACATAGATTTCTATATCGCATCGCTGGAAACCGAAGAACGCATACAGCAAGAGTGCCCGGGCGGGCGCGATTTGTCCTTTGCATTTGATTGCGCCAATGCCGCGCGCGATGTCGTGCAAGCCCTCCGGCGGTATCGGCTTTCACTTCATCTGGCGGGTCGGCTCGATGTCAGCGAATGAATTGTCAGGCTCCTTGGCTGACACCCTGCGAGCCCTCATCCGCGCCGAGCTGGCTGCGAATAGGGGTTTACCCGGGGACACAAGCGAGGAACTTCGTGCAATCATCGACTTGATGATGCTTCAGCTTGAGACCGCCCCTAAACGCCCACTACTTTGGGAT